CAGTCTGATGACGAAGCCGCTGCCGCTGCACAGAAGGAGGAACATGACAAGCTGGTCAAGGAGAACGGCGAGTTGAAGCGTTCCATTGCCCTCTCTGAAAGCAAGGGTAAGCTGCTGGCTATGGGCTATGACGAGAAGCTGGCAGACGAAACCGCCGCTGCGATGGTGGACGGTGACATGGAAAAGGTTATGGCAAATCAGTCCAAATACCTTGAAGCCCAGAAGAAAGCTATCCAGGCTGACGCTATGCGTAAGACCCCCCGCCCTGCGGCTGGTTCTGACGATGGTAGCGGCGTGGACTACGCTAAGAAGATTTCCGAAGCACAGGCAAACGGTGACTTCACCGCTGCCGCCTACTATACCCGCCTGCAAGCCCAGGTAACGGCTGATGACGCAGGCAAAGAATAAGAATTTGGAGGTAACTAACAATGGCTGACGTTTTTGCAACCAGTTTCGGCGTACTGAATTATAGCGGTATGCTGTTCAACAAGGGTAACGTGCGTACCCCGCTTTCTTCCATCATCGGTAGTAAGGCGAAAACCACGAACCATGTAGAGTTCGTTACTGGTCAGGAGTACACTTCTGGCGGTGACGGTTCTCAGCCCGGTATCAGTGAAACTGCTTCTCTGACTGCCCCTGACGCGTCCGTTGTGACCCGTGAGCAGAAAACCAACGTGACCCAGATTTTCATGGAGTCCGTGGGTATCTCCTACGCGAAGCAGTCTAACATGGGTACTCTGTCTGGTATCAACATTGAGAACCAGCAGGCTAACCCCATGAACGAACTGGACTTCCAGGTTGCGGCTAAAATCCAGAAGGTGAACCGCGACATTGAGTACACCTTCATCAACGGTGAGTTCCACAAGGCTACTAAGGACAGTGAAGCCAACAAGACCCGTGGTCTGGTTCCTGCTATCACTTCCAACGTCACTGCGATGGGCAACAAGCCCCTGGGTCTGTGGGACATTGCTGACATGATGAAGAAGATTTACGGTGCCAACGCTCCTACTGACGGTCTGTGCCTGTGGTGCGATGCGGTTACCCTGTTCCAGATTAACGCTGACGCTGTTCAGAATGGTTTGACTGTGGTTCCTGCTGCCCGTGAGATTAACGGTATTGCGCTGTCCAGCGTGATTACCCCTCTGGGCGTTGTGTACCTGCACCTGGGTGAGTGCCTGCCTGCTGGTACTGCGCTGCTTCTGAACCTGGACGTTATCGCTCCTGTTTATCAGCCTGTTCCCGGCAAGGGTAACTTCTTCCTGGAGCAGCTGGCTAAGACTGGCGCAGGTGAGAAGTATCAGCTGTTCGGTCAGATTGGTCTTGACCACGGTCCCGAATGGTATCACGGCAAGTTCACTGGCATTTCCACTGCCTTTGAGAAGCCTACCTACAGCCGTAGCGTTTACGTTGCAAACGCTTCTGAAATCGGCGTAGCGGCTGCTGCGGAGTAATTAAGGAAGGAGGGTGGACAACATGACTGATGCTGAAAAGCTGACCATGCTGACAAGCATGACGGGTGAAACGGACAGTAACGTGCTGTCCACCTACCTCACCCTTGCTAAAAACGTGGTGGTAACCAGAGCGTATCCGTTTGGTACGGGAGAGGAAGAAGTGCCTACTCCCTACCACACGGTTCAGGTGGAGATTGCGGCGTACATGCTGAACAAGCGCGGCGCAGAGGGTGAAACCGCACATAGCGAAAATGGCGTGTCCCGCTCCTATGAGGACGGTGACATTCCTCCTTCTCTGCTGCGGCGTATCACTCCGAAAGCTGTGGGGGTGATGGCATGAAGCTGATGAAACGAAACCTGACCCCCGTTCACTACTGCCTGTATCAGGAGCGGAAAGCTTTGCTGGATGCTGACGGATATGAAACAGGTGAATACGGCGTTGGGTATGCTGAACCCGTCAAACTGATGTGCAGTGTGTCCCCGGCAACGGGGTATGCCCAGACTGAAATGTTTGGCAATTTGGAGTCCTATGACAAGGTATTGATTACTGACGATATGGACTGCCCCATTGATGAAAACACGGTCTTGTTCATCGACAAGGAACCTGCTTTCAAAGATGGTAAACCGACCTATGATTACACGGTTCGCCGTGTGGCAAGGTCTTTGAACGCTATATCGTATGCAGTAAGTAAGGTGAAGGTATCGTGAAGAAGCGCGTGATTAAAGTCAAACTCACCAGCGCAGGCATTGACCAGGCGATACGGGAACTTGAGGACTACAAGAAGTGGTTGGTCACTAAGACCAAAGAGTTCCTGCAAGCCCTGGCTGATGACGGTGTGGAAATTGCGGATGCAAAGTTCGGTCAAGCAGACTACGATGGTACAAATGATGTGAAGTGTTCCGTTGAGGAACGCGGAGAGTTCAAGGTTGCGGTTGTAGCGATTGGTGGTGCAACGCTTTTCATTGAGTTTGGTACAGGTGTAAAGTATCCCGATAATCACCCGGAAGCTGGCAAACACGGTATGGTTCGCGGAGAGTATGGTTACAAACTGGGTAAATTGGAAAAGGGTTGGCGATATACAGGTGACCCCGGAAGCCACGGTAAGGTTATCACAAAGGGTAAACATGCCGGGGAAGTTCATACCTACGGTAACCCTGCCAGTATGAGTATGTACCAGACAGTCCGCGAGTTGGAAGAAAAATTTGAGGAAATCGCAAGGAGGGTGTACGTATGATTGACTGCGAAAACGAGGTCTATACCCGCGTTGCAACCGTCTTACGTGAGAAGTTCCCCGGCATTGATATTGCTGGTGAATATGTGAACGCTCCTTCCAGTTTTCCTCACGTGAGTATCACCCAGAGTGATAACGCGGCAATATCTGAAACGATGACCGGGAGTGCTGAAATGGCACAGGTCATGTTTGAAGTAAATGTCTACTCCAATAAGACGGAGGGAAGGAAAAGCGAGTGCAAGTCCATTATGAACGCGATTGATGAAGTCCTGTTCAAGATGAACTTCAAGCGTCTGGCACTGACCCCTGTTCCCAATTTGGAGGACGCAACAATCTACAGACTGGTTGCCCGGTACAGGGTAGCCACTGATGGAAAACATTTTTATAGGAGGTAAACTACAATGGCTGCAACAAGCACTTATATGACTTTCCTGATGCACAAGAACGGTGAAGAATATGAGAAGCTGATTGACATTACCGAGTTCCCCGACCTGGGTACTGACCCGGAAATGCTGGAAACCACTACTCTGTCTGACCGTATGCAGACCTTCATCATGGGCATCATGGGTAACGAAGCAATGAACTTCAATACCAACTATGACCACACTGGCTATCTGGCACTCAAGGAACTCAAGAACAAGGTTGAGGGCTACGCTGTCTGGTTCGGCGGCACTGAGAACACTGACGGTACTGTGACTCCCACTGGCACCGAAGGTAAGTTCTCTTTCGATGGTCAGCTTTCCGTCCGCGTCACTGGCGGCGGCGTGAACGAGGTTCGCGGCATGGCAATCACCATCGCTCCTTCCAGTGTCATCACGGAGGAGTAAGGTTCCATAACACAATTTCAAGAATTGGAGGAAAATAGCAATGGCTAAACAGATTATCTTTTCTTACGAAGGTAAGGATTACACTCTGGAATTTACCCGGAGAACCGTAAAGCAGATGGAGGATGAAGGGTTCGTCGCAAGAAACATTGATGACCGTCCTATGACCCTTCTCCCTGCGCTTTTCGCAGGTGCTTTCAAGGCACATCACAGGTTCGTGAAGCCTGATGTGATTGATGCTATCTATGCCAGTATGCCCAATAAGGACAAGCTGATTGAGAAGCTGGCAGAGATGTACAATGACCCCATTATGACTCTGATGGAGGAACCTGAGGACTCTGCAAAAAACGTGGATTGGATGACGAGTTGGTAACGGACTCGTTATCTGCGAAACCTGGGGGCGGCGGCACAAGCCGTCCGTCCCCTCTTTTACGTTACGGAGAAGATTTGGAACGCCTTTGCAGTTACTACATGAGTCTGGGTATGTCCTATTCCGACTATTGGGATGGGGACGCTGAAATGGTGAAGTATTACAGACAGATGGACGAACTGCGTAAGGAGCAGCGCAATAGCGAACTCTGGTTGCTGGCGGCATACATCTATGAAGCCCTGCTGGACGCTTCCCCGGTCTTTAATCCGTTGAGCAAGAAAAACAAGCCCTTCCCCTTCCGTTCTGAACCTATCCCGGTTACGGAACGAGGTACAAGGGAGTCTGCGGAGCGGAAGAAGCAAAAGCAGCTTGAAGCGGGTAGAGAAGCTATGCGCGTGATGATGGCTACCATCAACAAGCAATTTGAAAATAAGAAGAAAGGAGGGGAAGTTGACAATGGCGATTGAACTTGAAGGTCTTGAGTTTCAAATCGAAGCGAAAGCCGAGGACGGTACTAAAGGTATAGAGAGTCTTACAAAGAACCTGCGTAAATTGCGAACCGCCTTATCCAAAGGCTGGGGTGAAAATTCTTCCGTCAAGCAGATTGAAGGATTGAGCAAGGCACTACAGGCTTTTCAGCCTGACAAGGTTAAAAGCATGTGTGATAGTTTGCAGAGTTTGAAGGAGTGTAAGATTTCTTCCACCCTTCCGAAGCAGATTAGCGCAATCGGCAATTCCTTGAAGGATATTACGCTGATGGACGTAGAGCGCGTTGAGGACTTGGGTAAAGCCCTACGCGAATTGCAGGACATTGGAAATGTGAGAATACCGAAGGTATCTGTACCTAACAATATCGTTCCGACCACTACTCCCGGTGCAAGTCCCACTACGCCTGCGACTCCTGCAAATAGTCCCGTTGAACAGACGGAACGTAAGATGCAGGTAGCTACAGGAGCAGCGCATAGGTTCAGTGCTGCACTGAAAGAAGTCAATGCGGTATTGGGTATCACTTATCCGTTCAAGCAGTTGGGCGCGGCACTAACCTCCGCTTCTACGAAAATGCGTCAAGCTATGGGCAGTCTGAAAGAGATGTATGCGTCCTTTAAGGAAGGCGGCGGTATCGTAGGTGCGTTTGGCAGGGCAGTTTCTAACATGGCTAAGAACTCTGCTTCCAGACTTGCAGCGTTTGTTAAGAATGTCACTTCCGCTATCGGGAAGGGGTTAAACCCTACCCTCAAGAAATCCACTGGACGATTAGGACAGTTCTTCAATTCCATCAAGAGAATTGCATTATACCGGGCTATCCGATTTATGCTGTCCGAGTTGACTAAGGCATTTAAGGAGGGCGTGAACAACCTCTACCAGTACAGCAATGTGATGGGCGGTCAGTTCGCTACAAGCATGAACAGTCTGGCAACCAACGCATTGTATCTCAAGAATAGCATTGGTGCGATGGTTGCGCCTATCATCAATGCACTTGCCCCGGCAATCGACTTTGTGATTGGTAAAATCGCAACCCTGCTGAACTACATTAACATGCTGTTCGCAAGACTCTCTGGTGCTTCTGTGTTTACGGCGGCAAAGAAGTCTGCAACCTCTTACGGTGACGCACTGTCCAGTGCAGGCGGTTCTGCTTCCGATGCAGCAAAGGAAATTAAGAACGCCACTACGGGCATTGACGAACTGAACATGATAATGGCAAATGACAGTTCTGGCGGCGGTGGCGGTGGAGGAACTGACTACGGTTCCATGTTTGAAGAACTTCCGATTGATAGCAACGTCAGTGACTTTGCTGACCGACTCAAGGAAGCGTTTGACAACGCTGACTGGAAGTCCCTGGGTACTATTCTGGGTGAGAAGGTCAATGAAATCATTGATAGCATTGATTGGTACGGTGCGGGTAGCAAGGTTGGATACGGACTGAATGGAGCAATCCAGACAGCGTACTACTTCCTTGATGCTGTGAACTTCAATAACATTGGAGCGCGGATTGCCGAGTTCTTCAACGGTGCGATTGCAAATGTTGACTGGAATGTGCAGGGCAGACTGGTATCTAAAATCCTCACTGGCACATGGCTGATTGACGGCATTATCGGTGCAATCCAGACTGTTGACTGGAAACTGGTAGGTCAGAGCATTGGTGAGTTCTTCATTGGAGCCTTTGACGAATTTACCGAATGGGTCAGCAAGTATGATTGGGGTGCTTTGGGTACTGAACTTTGGCAAAAGTTCAAAGACCTTGTAACCAACATCGACTGGGCGAGTGTTGCGAAAAGCCTGTTTAAGGCATTAGGTTCTGCAATGGGTGCAGCGGTCAGCTTCATTGGTTCCTTCTTTGGCAGTGTGTGGGAGGATATTAAGTCCTACTTCACTGAAAAGATTGAGGAATGTGGTGGCGATATTCCCGCTGGTCTGTGGAAGGGCATCAAAGATGCTTTCGGCAACGCAGTGACATGGATTAACGAAAACATTGTTCAGCCCTTCATTGAAGGGTTCAAAGAACTGTTTGGTATCCATAGTCCTTCTACGGTCATGGAGGAAATCGGCGTTTTCATCATGGAAGGTCTGCTGGGCGGTATTCTCAAGCCGTTCAAGGCGATTGGTACATGGATTAAGACTAACATTGTTGACCCGCTGACGGAAGCATTTGAGGATTTCGACCTTGTAGAATTTACCGTAGGCGTGAAGAACACTGCTTCCGAGTGGTGGAGCAACGTCAATAGCTGGTGGGACAGACAGGTAGGCAAAGTCCAAAACTTCACTACCAACGTCACCAACAACGCTACTACATGGTGGAATAACACCAAAACGTGGTGGTCTGGCAAGGTAGGCAAGGTCAAGGAGTTCACAACCTTTGTAACCAATCAGGCTACCTCTTGGTGGTCTAAGGTCAATACCTGGTGGGACGGCAAAGTGGGCAAGGTTAAAGAGTTCACTACCGCTGTCACTAATCAGGCATCTACCTGGTGGAGCAACGTCAAGACCTGGTGGAGCGGCAAGGTTGGTGCTGCGGAAAACTTCACTACCAATGTTGCGAACCAGTCTGCTACATGG